AAGCAAGCGAGCTGCTGCGGAAACTGTTCGTCAGAACGCAGAGACTGGCAGAACCGACGCGGAGACAAAGCGTGTGAGCGCCGAAACCGCAAGGGCCACGGCAGAGGGCAAGAGAGCGGATGCGGAGACCGCGAGAGCAACAGCCGAGACAAAGCGCGTGAGTGCCGAAACCGCGAGAGCCAATGCGGAGAGCACCCGTCAGACGAACGAGACCGCCCGTGTGAGTGCGGAAAAGAGCCGCGCCGCTGCGGAAACCGCCCGTCAGACCGCTGAGAAAGCACGCAACGTGTGGGAGGAGTACAGCGCAGGCAAGGCGTATGTACTCGGAAACAAGGTCAGCTTTAACGGCTCGTCTTATGTATGCACGGCCGCAACGACCGGACATGCGCCGACCGATACCGCGTACTGGCTGCTGATCGCCAAGAAGGGTGAGGACGGCAAGGGTGCGGGCGATATGCTGGCAAGCGTTTATGACCCAAAGGGCAAGGCGCAGGATGTGTTCCAGTATGCGGACGCAAAGGCGAGTGCGGCGCAGAGCGCGGCGGCAACGTATACCGACAACAAAATCAAAGCGATTCCTACACCGGATGTCAGCGGGCAGATTGAGACGCACAATACAAGCGAGAACGCACACGCAGACAAGTTTGCAAAGTATCTGCCGCTTGCGGGCGGCAAGATGACGGGTGCAATTACTGGCGGTGATAGTGAGAATTGTGTATACAAAAGCCGCGATATTACAAACGACGCAGGCATACGCAAGACAACCGGACTTTTTGCAAGAAATGGCGACATTTTGTTTAAGGATGAAAGCACAACCGGGGAACAAAGTATTATTGGGCTTAATGAATTTGGCATCCGCATTCAAACAAATGATTCAGATCTCAAAACAAACGGAATCTTGGTAAATTCCTTTGGTGTTGAAATCAACAAAGTAGTCACCCCCACCACCGATACCATGCCGACACCAAAGTCCTACGTTGATAAGCTCAAGACCAAGGCGCACAAGGTATCGCTGACGGTTGCAGGTTGGGATAGCTCGACAAAACAGCAGACCGTATCCGTTGGTGATGTGGTAGCCGATGAAACGGCACAGCTTATCCTTCCGATGCCTGCGGCGGCAAGCATGACGGCGTACAACGATGCGGGTATCCAGTGTACCGCACAGGCGGCGGGCAAGCTGACGTTTACGGCGGATACCGTGCCGACGGCAAGCATTGACGTTTATGTGACGGTTACGCCGGTGGCGTTTTCGTGAGGTGAGAGTATGATTCATAATACTGCGAAGCGGACGGAGAAGTTTGAGGAAACGTGGATTATCAACCAATACCCCGAGGCTGCTTGGAATGATCCATGGGAATATTCCATCAAATTTTCTTCTAACGGTCAGACATTTTCTAAGATAGCGAATATTGTAGAATCATTTGAGCCTCATCTTTATTATGATTCTAATAATGTTGGATGGGGTGACAGACGAGGTGGAAGAATCATCGAATGGAAAACCGAAGAATACCGTACCGTCACATTCCTTGAGCCGCCTACCGGCGACCTGCTCAAATGGTTACAGGCAAACGCTGTGAAACAGTAAGGAGGACAATATGCACAACTTTAGCATGCTAAAATCTGGGGGGGGCAGCTCCTAACGCTGCTTCGTCGCATTGCACAAAAGGCGGTGCGGCATGATACTCAATCGGACTGCCGGAGGGCAGAAGAAGTACAGGATAACAATAGATGTAGACGGTATCACAAATGTCGTTACCGTTGCCGATTCCGCATATCCCGGCGCATTTGTGAAAATGCGAATGGCTGGTTATGCAAGTATCCGCACCGATTCAAGCGGAATAATTGTGCCGTTTACAAGAGGAAATCCCTCTGGCGTTTCCACACGTGCAGCGCCTATCGCGGCAGATTTTTACTTTGTCATGCCTGCGGAGGACGTAACCATCTCTTAACGGAGGTGGCGGCATGATTATGAATACGAGTAAGCCGAAGAAGTCCGGTGGAGAAAACCCTAAATGGGTCAAAGTAAAAGTAAAATTGGAGGTTGATTTGTGACATGATTGAACCTATAACACCGGTTTTTAATGGTTCGGTTCCCTATTCTGGAGAGCTACAAAATGGTTTGTTGCTGATTGGATTAGTCAAAATTGAAAGCAATTGGCATTTTATTGCTTCCTGTTTCCTTAATGGAGCATGGGAAAACTTAAATAGCTCAATTTCAACTCACGTTTCCTTTTCGGGAATTAAATTATCAAACGGCGTGCTATCGTTTAGTGTGGGTTCGGGCTCAGACAATATTTATGTTTCGGTATTTCAGACCGACGATTTCCCGACAGATTAAAAGGAGGCATCTATGCCAGCGGAAGTAATCACGGCGGCGCTGTCGTTGATGGGTACACTCGTGGGAACGCTCGGCGGCATTGCGCTGTCGAGCAATCTGACGAATTACCGCATTGAGCAGCTGGAGAAAAAAGTGGAGAAGCACAACAACCTCATCAGCCGGACGTACGAGTTGGAAAAGGAGTATTCCGTGCTGGATGAGCGGATCAGAGTTGCGAACCACCGCATTGAGGATTTGGAGAAGGAGGAAATACAGCATGAAGGTTAATGTACCTGTTAGATTTAAGAATCCGTGGTTTTGGGTTGGCGTGGTGTCGGTTGCCATTACCGCCATTGGTGTGGATCCGATGACGTTTACCTCGTGGGCTGCGGTGCTGGACGGCATCAAGGCGGTACTGAGTAATCCGGTGCAGCTGTGCACGATGGCGCTTGCTATCCTGTCGGTATTTATTGACCCGACTACGGCAGGCGTGGGAGACAGCAAGACGGCACTCGGCTACGACAGGCCGAACAAGGAGGAGTAAGTATGAATATTCCGTTCTTACAGGCAAATTCGAGCAACTTTTACTCAGGCCGAGGCGGAAACAGCATTAAATACATTGTGATGCATTACACGGCGAACAACGGTGACACTGCAATGAATAATGCACAGTATTTCCATAATAACAGCG